CATTAACTGTTGCATCATTTACAACCCACACAACACAGCCGCCACTTTTCGTAACTCGATAGAGTTCTTTAATAATATTTTCGCAAATTTCTGAATTAAAATACTCCAAGCTCCCATTATAATCTCTCAGATTGTCATATGGCGGCGAGGTAACTGTCAAGTCAATAAATTCATCTGGAAAAGTTTTTATTGTTTCCAAACAATCTTTGTTAATTAAATTAATCTCCATTTAATTCCTCCATACGCTTCTCAATTTTATCTTGGGCTATTCCAAAATAATTTTCATCAAGTTCTATTCCGATAAAATCTCTATTAGTATTCAGACAGGCAATTCCTGTATTTCCAGTTCCCATACAATTATCAAGAACGACTTCGCCCTCGTTGGTATAAGTCTTAATAAGATATTCTAAAAGGTCAACTGGCTTTTCTGTCGGATGAATCCTCATACTCGGAGGCGGCTTTTGAAATGACAAAATAGAAGAAGGATATTTCATATCGCCAACAGTCTGTACAGAAGAATAATCTCCGTAGTTATTATTATTTTTAGGAGACTTACCAATTATCGTTCCTTTTGAATGACATGGAACGCCTTTGACTTTTTGAGGATTGTATGTCGGTTGACTCTTGTAGAACACCATAATGTCCTCATGTTGTCTAAGAGGCTGTCTATTTGCGTTCAAGAACCCAGACTTTAATTGCTTATCCCAAATTAAATTATATCTGTGCATTTTCTCATTTGACAGCATCATTTTCGCAGTAAATTTATCCTGTCCAAACAAAAGAATTGCTCCGTTACTTTTAATGATGCGATTATATTGTTTCCACAATTTATCAGGGTCAATAACGGCATCCCATTTATTTCTAGTAATCCCATAAGGGAGGTCGCACAAAATCATATCAATAGATTGGTCTGGAATATTTTGCATTAATTCCAGACAATCTCCACACCACAAATTCATAACTTCCTCCTAAAATAATATTGCATAAAATTGCCATTTTGTTTGTCACAGAACCAACTCATAAGCATTAATATAGAAGTAGCCTTTTCTATTTTTACTCCAATTTTTAATGTTTATAATGTCATTTTCATTAAACTTTTCTTTTTTATAAACACTATATGGGACTGTATAACTCGATTTCTTACCAGAACCAATAGATTGTGCTTCTATTGCAACAGCCCACGGAGTATTGTCTTCTTTTGACTTTAAAGTTCTCTTTTCAAGAACTATGACTTTAGGTCTATCCTCTTGTTTTCCAGTTTTAAGAGAAATATAGCCCATGTATTCTTTCTCGTCCTGAATTTTCATCTTATAATGAAAATCCGTGACATTCTGACAACGAATATATTCTTCGCATTCTAAAAGAATATTATCACAATTCAATTTATTAAACTGTTTTTCGGTTTCATTCGCATTTCTTGCAATAATGCTATAAAGAGTTTGGTCTGTGATTTTATCCTTGTTTATTTGTTTTGAATTGCCTTGTTTGAAGAACACAAAATTATTATAAATCAGCATCAACTCTCTTGCGTTCCCAAATTCACTAAAATAATCAAGCTTAATAAGAATCCCAAGTTGCCTTGCATCTATTCCTGTTGTTTGAACCGCCTTTAATACGTCGGTAAAATTATTAAAGGTCATATCACGCAATTCATATAAAGCATCAGAAACGGCGGCATTCATGTATTTGATACTGCTAGTTCCTTTATAAATGCAATTAGTATCTTCATCAAAGAAATATTCAGCCTTAGAATATCTGAATTTGGGAGAATTGATTTTTATACCAATTTTTTCCGCATATTGAGTTGCATCATTTGTTTTATCAACGTCGCCATTCCACGCATTTAAACAAGATGTTAAATATTGTAAAGGATAATAATATCGTAACCACGCACATTCGTAAGAAATACAGGAATATGAGTAGTCGTGCCCACGTCCAAAAGCATATCTTGTGGCATCCAAAATACACTGCAAAAACGGTTCAATTATTTCGTCAGATTGCTCTTGTGTCAAATTGTATTTTATTTTGGCGTTTTTTTCAAATCCTTCTTTTATTTTAGGAAGTTGTTTTCTCGTCCCTTTCTTCTTTGCAACACACTTTCTAAGAGCATCTGATTCCAAGAATGAATATCCGCAAAATTTCTGTACAAATTCCATTTGCGTCTCTTGAAGAATTGGATAGCCCATTTCTGCCGCCAAAACATCATCTATGTCTTTTATTCCTGTTTTCCTTACATTGCCTTCGGTAACAATTGGATAGACGTTTTTACCACACGGTCGAATAAGAGCATTAATATATGCCATCAAATCAAATTTTGTCATATTTGGCACATTTTCTTTAATTTTTGCCCAAATTTTGGGGGAGTACATTTTTGACGCAGTTCTTTGTCCATAATTACTATTCATTTGGAAAATCAAAGAAGTGTCTTCTCTTATCGAATCCCAAACATTATCATCGTCAAATGTAAGATTTCTTGGAGATATTCTTTCAATTCCAGCAAGTTTACAAGAATCATTTACAATTTGGACAGTATCTAATTGGAGAATATCTTCTTTTACGAATCCAAGCGCATCCAATTGCTTCATGTCCAAACAGCATACTTGATATGGATTTCCACTTAACATACAAGTACCAAGTTCTGTAATTATATCATGGTCTGTTACAAGAATTCCAGAGGGGTGAGTTCCTACGCTAACGATAGTGCCAATTACAATATCAACATATTTGAAAAGCTCTGGATATTTTTCTCGCCATTCATCATCAATTACGGTTTCCTTATTTTCATCGTCATTGATTTCATGAACTGCTTTTGCAATTTCATCAACTTCTACTAACGACATATTTAATCCACGGCCAATATCTCTAATCGCTCCGCGTAATGCAATTGTGTTAAATGTGATAATTTGTGCTGTTTGAACTTTCTCTAGTCCCAAATGACCATCAAGCATAAATTTTTTAATTTTTTCACTTGAACTTGGAGGCCAGTCTGTATCAACATCCGGGGCTGAATATTTATCTTTATCAAGAAAACGCCAGAAATAAAAACCATACTTTAATGGATTGACATCTGTAACACCTAACATATATAAAGCAAGAGAAGAAACCGCACTACCACGTCCCGGCCCGACAAAAATTCCGTTACTATTTGCCCACTGAATAATATAATCAATTAATAGAATATAGTCAACAGAATTAAGCGCGATAAACGTGTTAAATTCCAAATCAATTCTTTGCACGACTTCTTCCCTAGAAAATCCTTCATTCACAATTTTTTGAATTGCTTCTTCGGAATAAAGTTTGTTATAAAGAACTTCTTCTGGATTTTCATAAACTTTAGGAAACTTAAAGGATTTATCAAGTTCAAACGGCTCAATCATATCGGCCATAACATTTGTATTCTCAATAGCAGTCAAAAAAGTTTCTTCGTCTAAAACGCCCTGTATTCTAAAAGAAGAAACTAGCTCTTCGTATGTTTTAAATGTTAAATCCCAACCATCTTCTCCATCAAAATATACATTTTTGCCATTCTGCAATGCTTGGCGACCAATTTCATGTTCTTTGTTCAGGCAGTGCGTATCTGTTGCTGCAATTAACCGTATGCCAGTTTGTTTGCTAAGTTCATACATTTTTAAATTATATTCTTTTTGCGAATATGTATTATGATGTTGAATTTCAAGAAAACATCTGTTAGAATTATTCTTTAGAAAATCAATGAATCTCTTTTGTAATTCTTCGCTCCCTCTTCCCAAAATAGAAGCAATGCAAGCGGTACAAATAATAATATTATCACTTGTTTCAACAAGTTCGTCAAATGTAATGCGTGGATTATAATAATAATGTCCATCTTCGCGATTAAATGCGGCACTAGAAAGAGCATTTAGTTCTTTTACTCCCTCATAGTTTTTTGCAATTAAAACACAGTGATAATTGTCACGAACTTGTTTTGGCGTATCGCCTACATTCACAAATAATTTTTCTGTAACATAAAATTCCTGTGCATGAATATACTTCATACCAGCAGATTCTATGGCTTCTTTTTTTGCAGTCCACGACGCAATAGAACCGTGTTCTGAAAACGCGAGTGCAGTCATGCCGCATTCCTTTGCCTTTTGTATGTATTGTTCATACGTAGTAATAGAATCAATATTTGTAACAATGTTTGACAACATTGTATGACAATGATAGACTGTGTAATTTTTGTTCATTTCAATTTCTCCAAAATCTTATATTGCACAACATCTAAATCATTTGGGATATTTTTTAGAATAATTTGGTTTATTTTGTCACTATCTTCTCGACCAAATCCGATATATCTGATGTCTTTTCTAGGCCGACAATTTATTCCAAATTCATTTTTTAGATATTCAACAAATAATTCTTTCTCTTCTTTTGAAAATGACGCAATACATATATCCCAAAAGTTTGATTTTGAATTATATCCATCATCCAAAAAAAATATGGCCAATTCAAATTCATTTAAGCCAGAAATAATTTCCGATTTCGACATACTTCTAATTTCTTTCAAACAATCAAGTTCTCTTGTAGCAACTCTATATTGGTCTTGGCAAACATATTCTTTGCCGTTTATTTTTATTGTTTTACCTGTAACATATCTTGGAGTGACGTTGCACAAATTTTTTAATATATCGTATTTCCAAAATAAATAATCTTTTTGATTAACAGCATGATTAACTATAAAAATCGGAGAATTTTCTCTTTTGTCTATATGCCCGTCTCCAAGCATAGAAGCCAAAATAAGCTCTCTTTGAGTTTCATTTAATTTAGTATTTTTCTTTATAAACCCCTTTGTGAGATGATGTTTTTCTGTACACCATTTTTCAATTACACGGTAAGAACATCCAGCTTCTTCTGCCATTTCATGTGGATTTTTACCTTCCACTATTCTTTTTTGATAGCACCAATCATAATTTTGATATATTGCTTTATAACGAGGGTCATTTTTGGCATATGCATAGTTTAGTTCAAATCCATATTTTTCTTTGTTTCTGCTTATAAAATCAGTGTATACACCCAAGTATTTACACAATTCTATATCTCCTGTGAAATATTTGCTATTATCATTAATCCACCGAACGAGTTCTTCGTCAATGACCCAATATCCGCATTTATCTTTAACCAAATTGGGTTTTTCAATAGAATCCATACCGTCACCTCTATGCTATTTTACATATCTATTATAACACAAAAATCCGCTTTTGTCAAGCGGATTGGGAAAATTTTTATATTATTTTTTATTAGAATCAATACGGACAATGCTCTGTCATCTGTTCATAAGAAAGCAATCTGTCACCAATGATTTTGCCACCATTTGCGAACGTAATACCGTCATAATTGATACTTCTATCATCCCAAGAATACCGTCGCATTTTGGCGATATTGTTATCAAATAGCCTACGAGTTGCCCTGTCATAATACAGGCCAACAGTAGCACCCTTTGTGCCGAGTGTTCTATCCTTAAAAACCATTAACTGGCGGTCAAATCCATCGTCAACTAGCGGCTGCAATCTTGCTTTATCAAGGCCAAAAATTCTATCAGCCATATTTACAAATGAACTTGAACCCAAAATTGAATACTCGTTCAAGGTTTCTCCAACAGCAAGCTTTCTAGGATGGGCAACAATATGAACCTCTACCTGATTTTTCTTACAGAAATGAATCAGCTTATTAATGAAATCAACTTGTTTACCAGTAATTTCTTCGTTTGTCTGACCTTTGAAGTTCATGCACATCCAGTTATCAATAACAAAAACTTTTGCTCCACGCTTACGGTATGTATATTCCATTGTGTCAAAAACATCATCTGCGCTGGATAAAAGCAGATTATCGTATACAAAGACTCTATTTCGATAATATTCTTTTATAGCCTGAATTGCTTGCGGAGTAACTTTATAATAATTAAATCCATTAGGAGAGGTGTATTCAATTGTATGGTATCGACCAGCAGCCTGTGAAATAATCCAATTCAACATCTGAGCACAACTAAGTTCTGCGTTAAACCAATAAACCTTTTCTCCACGGTCAATGGCTTCAAGAACACAAGATTGTGAAAGAATAGTAGATTTACCAACGCCAGTCAATGCCGTCCAGATATTTAATGTGCCGTCAACAAATCCATAAATTTCTCTATCAAAAGAACTAATTCCAGAGGGAATATAACCAGTTTTTTCAATATCAAATTCTTCTGCGTCCATCAGGTCAACAATGTTTTCCAAAGGAATCTCTTCTGCGTT